AAGCGCAGGCGCTGGCATCGGTGGTGACCATGTCCATCTCACCAAAAGACTGAGCGATACGACCCGCATAGACCTGCGTCAACGTGAATGGCAGGAACTTGTAGGTATAGGTCAGGCGGGAGTTGTACTCCCTCTGCCCGATGCCAGCAAAGTGTGCGTTGCCACCAGCAAGAATGAATGCTGTCTTGCCCACAGGATTTTCCCGCAGGAAGGTAAGCAACTCAGGGTCAAGGACTTTTTCCGCCAGCTTGTGGGGGACGTAGACCAGACCTGATTTTGTTCGGTTGTAGGTGTCTGGGAACCAGTTCACCTTTTGGGGGTAGATGATGTCGTCAAAGAGTTCGACGTCTTGGGTTGATGCAGTGCGGTAGTGCGTGAGGTAAATCATTTGCACACCTCGACGACTTCTTCCATCGACGCTGGCTCTTTGGTCTTGCTTCCCATCACGAGGTCATGGAGTTCCTGCACCGACTTGGGTGACCACTCTTTGCTCACCTCGTCAGCGATACCGTAGAGTTCGTCGAAGTACATCAGCATGACCAGTCCGTCAAGGCTGTCCAAACCAATGTCTGCGAAGACATCGTCCATCGACTCTGCGATGGCGACTTTGGCGTGGGCGGGCCTTGCCACCTTTGCCACATAGTTAAAGATTTCAATGAAGGTCATGTTGCCGTTTCCTCAGTAGGTTGATTGACTGCTCCGACCAGTGCTGATGCCCAGTCCTGCCAGTTCTCATAGATATAGGGGCCGGGGATACCTTCGTTCGTGAAAACGTCGATAGCCTTTAAACCTGACGCCCATTGCTTCCACTCCTCTTCGGGAGTGTTTGACGATAGCTGTTGCGCCGCATACGCCTCGCACATTAAACTCGTCCAAGAGTCCCATGTGTGATACCGAGGGTCGTATACGACAGCAATTGCCATATTAGTTTCCGAATGGCCTGACGTCGCCAAGCGTTACGCTCAACAGCACCTTGCCCATTTGGTAATTACCACCGCTCACGTTACTTCTAAAACGCAAACGAATCTCACGCCTTTGCTGGCGCATATCAATCTTGCCTGTGTCAGGGTCAAACGTGTACTCTTGCGAAGGCACGTCTGAAGACTGGGCGTAAGGACGACCAGTGACCTGCAATGTCATCTCGCCCTCTTGGATGAAGTCAGGTTCGACACGCTCCAAGTTGACCCAGAAGTTCTCGCCCACGGGCGCGGTCTGCGCTGGGCCACCAGCAACAAAACCCAAGTCGCTGGTTTGAAAGAAACTGTCGATGGCGTTGGAGGACTCAAAGATGACCTCGTCAGTGCCAATCTCGTGTTGCCATAGGGTAACCCTGCCTGCCGTGTTGTTGAACGTCACAGGGACGGTCGCAGACGCTGTAGCAGGGTTGTCCAGCGTGATGGTGTAGTAGTTGGGCGTTGCGCTTGGTGCAATCGCAATCACAATCGAAATGTCTGTGATGCCCGCGCCAATTACTTGTTGGCCCAACAACACCAAGTTGGTGATGGGGATTTCAATGTTGGGGCTACCGTTCACCGTAGTAGCGGTTGTAGAGAACACCTCTGTCAGCACGCTCTTCTCTGCGCCAGCGTTGATGGGGTACTTAAACACCTGAGAGAAGAAGCCAGCAGTACGGTACGCGCCCAAAGCGCCACCAGCGTCATACCAGCAGTCTTCGCGAATGTTGTAGATGATGCAGTCGTTGCACTCTTCGCTGTCGCCAGACGGGAAGAACCACCAGATTTCGCCAAAGCGAGGAACCTTGTTGGCATAGACCTTCTGACGCTGGGCGTAGTTCAGGTTGTCAAAGAAGTAGTTCTGGTTGAACGTGTTCTTGATTTCCTTGACCACACCGTTGTAGAGCAGGAAACGGTCAACGCCAATCCAGTAGTAGATGCCGTCGTACTCGATGACGCACTGGCTCGACATGATGGACGACTGGCTTGTGATGATGTCATAGCGCCAGTAGAACGTCTGGGGTGAGCCTGCAACCGTCACGGTGGTAGGTGTGTAGCTGACGCGAATCAGCGAGTCCAGCGACCAGAACAAACCTGATGGAGCGTTTGAGCCACCACGCACTGGCAGACCCTTGACAATCTTGGTCGAAGACACGTTGGTCTCGTTGGCGTCTGCGCCGTTCCAGTTGTAGGGGTTGCCTGCTACGCAGTTCTTGATGAGGCCGTTGTCACCATAGACGAAGACGTAAGGGTGAAGCACCACCACGCCACCAGAGACTTCAATGAGGTCACCTGTAGGAGATGAGCCTGCGGTGTCAGCCAGAGGAGCCATGTTGGTTCCGCCGATGTCGCCAGCAAACACAATCGTGTTCACAATGGCGTCAATCTGCGCAAGGTTTTGACCAGCGTGAGCAATCAGCAATTGGTTGCCAGTACCCTGCGAATCAAACATGGAGTCAAACTGCCAAAGGTTCAAGTCGCTTGGGATGAATGAGCCATTGACGGTTGCCACAGGAACAGAAAACCCAGAGCCAGTTCCGCCAATTGATGCGGTCGCCGCGCTCAGGACGTCGCCTGTGTTGTAGTAGTTGCCGCCGTTGGTCAAGGTCACGGTGGTGACGATGTTGCCTGCAACCACGATGGTGGCAATTGCACCAGAGCCAGAGCCGCCAGTCAGAGGGACAGCGGTGTAGGTTCCGTTGGTGTACCCAGAGCCAGCAGTAACTGTCCCAAGCGTAAGGACTTCTGAACCGAAGTTAATTTCCTGAATGCCAGAGCCAATGCCGTTGTTGTCAATGTTGACAACCTCAAGGCCATTGTTGAATCCGTTGAAGACTTGGTTGTTGCCGTCTACAGAGTTGACGTACAGACCACGGGAGTAGCCTTTGGCGTCACTGGTGATGGCGCGGTAGCCACCAATCTTGCGAGGACGCCCACGTTGAAAACGCACCCAAAGTGCGTCTGTGTAGAAGTTCATATCGAAAATCGTGCCATCGCGTTGAACGCCCGGCAACGTGTCGATAGTAAAAACCTTCTTGACCATTAGAACGCTCCGCCAGAAATTCCACCCGTGAAGTTACCTGTTCCAACAATCGCCAAACCAGAAGCCGAAAGCGTAGAGCGCAACACACCCAAAATGGAGATGTTGAACTCACCCGATGAGGCACGGTAAACACCAGTCGATGTCTCGCTGGCAAAGTTCAAAGCAGGCGAAGACACAGTGCCGTCAATCAGCGAGATGGCGGTAGAACCTGCCAGCACCGTGTTGGCGTTCACCAAGTTGACGGAGTCGCAAATCAGCGTGGACTGCTGGTTGGAGCCAATGGTCGCGGTAGAGCCACCCAAGCCTGTGGACAACGTGATGGTGTAGTTCGACGCGCCACCCACGGTGGCGTTCTGAACGTAGTACACCTGCACCGTTGGAGGCACGATGATGGTCACGTTGCCTGTCAGAGTCCCCGTGTACTTCTGCACCACGTTTGACGCCTCTGCGGCGGTCAGGGTGTAGGTTCCAGTGGTAACGGCTTTTGTCAATTGGGTGAAAGCGAACTGCGTGTTCTTGCCAAAGCCGACGGTGTAGAAAGTCGTGCCAGAGCAAACAATGATGGCTGAGTCAGTTGGCTGGAAAATGATGGAGGCCGAGCCGTTGATGAGTTGTCCGCCAGTACCTGTGACGGTCAACGAGCCTGTGCCAGCGTTGCGCACCAGCATGAACCAAGAGTTGCCCAAGGTCGTCGCAGAACTCAGCGTCAGAGTGCCTGCGCCACCTGTCCACACATAAGCGTTGGAGAGGTCAGAGAACTGAGCGGTGTAGTCGGAAGAGAAGTTCGTGACAGGCTGGGACTGGTTCAACGTCTGACCGATGGCAATCAGGCCGTAGCCAGCAAGGGTCGCGGCGTCAGCACCAGAGGAGCCAATACCAAAAGCGATGATGCCCCAAGTGCCTGCGGTGGTTGTGTTCGTGACGATGTAGATGTACTGGGCTTCACCTGCGGCAATCGTGACGATGGTGTTTGCGCCTGTGTAGTCTTTGACCGTGACAGGCACAGCGCCGACGTTGCGAATCAAGGCGTCTTGACCAACCGATGCTTGGTTGGCGGGAGGCATCCACAATTCGTTTGCGCTAGAAGCGGTAGACACCTCCATGATGCGTGCGGCGGCGTCATCGGTCGTTGTGCCGTTGATGGGCCATTCCAACTGCAAGTCAGCCGTCAGGATGATGCGGCGATACGAGACGTCCGTCGGTTGAACGACGTTGCCTGTGAAGGGGGAGTTGTAACTCATGGTCAGGTATCCAATACAGTTGCTTGACGGTCACCAATACGCTGTACATCCTCAGACTTCAGGGTCTGGATGATGAGGTCGTAATTCTGTTGCCACATAGGCATACGCTCATCGTTCTTGATGTACGGCATGGCCTGCAACAAAGACCCATACAGCAAAGCCTGTGGAGCGTAGATGGTGAACCAATTCGTTTGGTTGGAAGAATCAAGCGGCTGGAGCCGCTCGTAGTACAGAACCTCAAACTCATACGCCAGCGCAGGAGATGGAGCGACTATCCAGTGGGTGTAGTCGTAATCGCCGTAATAAACGGGCGCACCAGTCACGGTGGGGTCTGGGGCATACTCACGCAGGTACTCGTACTTGCGAAGCAATACAGGCTGTTTCTGGCCCGCTACGGTCACGTTCATGGATACTGTCTTGTGCCAGCGGGCAGGCTTGTCGATGATGGGCTGACCAATCGTCATGGTCGAGGTCTGCACCGTCAGGTTGCCAAGGAACTTAATTTGGCTGGCAATGATTTGCTCTGCCAGCATAATGAACAAAGGAATCTTGGCGAGAGTATCGGCGTCAGTACGGTCTAAGTAAGACTGTATGTTTTCGACCAGTGAGTCGTAGGTCATTACCGATGCGGTCGTCATTCTGAGGCTCCTTTTTATCCAACATTACGCTCAAAATGGGGACAATCCACCAAAGACTTGAAGTTGCCGCCCCAGCGATTTTTGGGGTTCAAAGTTTCCCAGTAAGCACCCAGTGGTGCGAGGATGCTCTTATCCCAGATTATCTGCCCATCCTTGAAGAAATTCAAGTCGATGGCACAGCGTTTGAGGTGGATGGAGTTCATGGTCTTAGAGCGCCCTGCTTTGACGTGCAAAGCCTGTTGTTCAGGTGTGCGGGCCAACTCCCCGCCAGTGACCATAAAACCTCGCTCAGAGGCGTATTGAATCAGTTTGCAGGCATCCAGTAGGAATGCCGCTTGTTCTTGGCTCAGGCTCATTCTTTGTCCTTCCTGCGCATTTCCATGACCTTCTCAACGGTGCGTCCGCCAAAGTAGGCAGTCATCACCAACATACCCCACTGGCCTAGCAAGTTGACGTAGGCTTCGTTGACGTCGATGCCTGCGGCGCTCAAGCCCGCAAACAGCAGATAGGCGGTCAGGATGTACACCAAGGTCAAGGGGCGGATGTTCTTAGACAGCACGGAGTCAGAGGCCATGTCTGCCTGCCAGCGCTTGCTGACGTTGTCTTCTTGGTTGGCCTGCGCGGCGAGGAGGGCTTTGAGTTCCTCCTGCTCAATGCGGGCCTTCTCGATGCCCAGTTCCAGCAGGCGCTCTTCGTGGTCAAACTGAAGCTGGCGCAGTTTCTCGACTTCAGCGGGCGATGGGTTGTCAGAGATTTTCACGCCCAGCGTGGTTTCAACAACTTCCTTGCCCTTTGCTTGAATCGCAGATGACAAAAGGCCCAGACCATTCTGGGCCAATGTACCGAGCAGTGATGCAACGATTGGAATCATTACTCCCCCTTGGCGGTTTGGATGGTGTCGTTACCCTTCTTGACGGTGACTTTGTCGCCTTCGACCGTCACAGACATAGGAGGCTCTTTCTCGGCAAGTTTGTCCAGCTTGTCGATGAGTTGCTTCATCACCTCAAACTCTGGCTTCTCTTGCTTTGGGGTGGCTCCAGCGATGCCATTCAGCATGGAAATCAGAGCCACAAGCGCAGAGCCTAGTAACCCCATCACGGCGGCTATCTTGCTCTCTTCCAAAAAAAGGGATGCACCGACACCAATCACCACAATCAGCGTGATGTAAAACAGTCCTTGCTTACCAATTGCTCGTCCAGCAACGTCTTTGGCGGGCGAAGATGCCTCCATCTTGCTGAGTTCTACGGCGGCTTGCGCCTTGATGATTGCTATGTCGTTGCTCTCGCTCATTTATTTACATCCCCAAAATTCGTTTTACAAAATCGGCGGCAACGCCGGGGCCAAGCAACACAGCCAAGATGAGTACATACAAGAGATACTCAATCTTGGTCATGCGCTTGGAACCATCATCGAAGCGGGCCTGAATGCCCTCGTACCTCTGAGCGCAAATTTGCTCATGAGCAGACAATCGTGCTTCCGTTTCGGTAACCATTTTTATATCGTGCATGATGTATGCAATTCTCTCTTGGCGGTTAAATACGCTTGGTGGGCAACATCGGGTTCATCAAAATACCCAAGGTGAATTTTCTTGCCATCAAGGTTGATGTGAGCCGAGAACTTCTTCCCAGCCTTGTAATATGAAACCCCAAGAAATCCCGAAGTGTTGTGCTTCGGCGGCTTTCTGTGGTTGTGTAAATTTTGTTGCTGAGTGACCTCGCGCAAGTTGCAAAGCCTGTTGTCAAGGCCGTTGCCATTGATGTGGTCAAGTGTCTTGGGAATGTAGCCGTGAGTCAAAAGCCACGCAAACTGGTGACCTCTCATTCGCTTGCCGCAGACACCTATCTGCAAATATCCACCATTGACAACGCCAACTGCGTCACCAGCTTTTTTTGGGCCAGATGTTTTTAGGCGTGTAAAAGCCCCAGTCTCTGGGTCATAGGAAAGGTATTCGCTCACCAACTCCTTGGTGAACTCCTTGCCGATAAAAGAGACTGGGCCTTTCACGTTCACTCCGCTTTTGGTTGCTCAGTCATGTTGGCTTGCGCTTCCTTCTGCAAAGCCTCAATGAGTTGAAAAGTCTCTTGGTACGGGCGCGTGCCGAGGTAGCCAAGAATTTGATTGACCAGTTGCGTTGAGAGAGTCAGTTTTTCCATTGCCATTTCCTTCAAAAAATTCCGCTGTTATGGGTCAGCGGTTCACCCTTATTCGTCAGCAGGCAGGGGCGTGTTGCCCTCGGCCAGCCATTTCAAATAGGCTTGGTAGTGTGGGTTCTTATCAGCAATGCGGACAAGCGCGTTGTCGGTCAGACGCAGTACCCATTCTGGTGAACCGCTTAATTCTGGTGGGCAAAGTTTGTACATTTAAAGCTCCGAATCTGCGGTGAAGTGAAACTGATACATTTCAGTTTGCGTTCCAGTTGTTGTCGTAATGAATGACCCTAAGTTAGTTGCTCCAGCTCCAGCGCTACTAGAGACCGTGTATTGAACATTTCCAGAATATGTAGAAATTTTACCGCTTGCGTTTGATGCGGCGGGGTCATAGAACGTAATTGTGTTTGGAAGTACACGTTTTTGCACGGCAAAGGTCGCGTTAAACATCATTGCTCTAGTTGACGTTCCTCCAACAAATGCCGCAGCCGCTGAAGCCATCCTGATTCCATTTCCAGTGATAGTTCCGACTGCCGTTCCAAGTGGGTATGAAGTTTCAAAATACCGCTGACACAAAGCCAACTCAGTGCCAATTGAACGGAAGTCAAACGATGTGGCTACAGTGCCTACTTCAAATTGAGTTCCTGTGATGTAGAAGGTAGCGCCGTTTGTGCTGACCACACTGACTGCACTTGGAACAGAATATGAAGAAGATGCCGTCCATGCGCCACCAGTGTTGCTGTAACTTGAACCAGTGCCTAGACTCCAATTTACAATAATTCCAGTACCGTTGGTAGAACCCCATGTTCCAGATGTATCGCCAGCAATAGTAATACTGATTTGCGTCCAAGTATTGGCTACGGAAACTGAATAACTGAATGGATAATTTCTAGAATTGCCACCAGTTATTGAGCCACCAAAAGTGCCAGT